GATTGGTTAGCATCTCAAGGTTGGCGAAGGCATCGGTCAGACCGTCGACCGCCGGCTTTGCCGTGCCGTTAAGGATCTCCCAAGCCTTGGTAAAGTCGCCGGACGCGATGGCGGAGAATACGGAGCTGGTCGTTTCCGCCAATTCCTTCAGCTTGCCGATGATCTGGTCGATCTTCTCGGTGATGAAAGCTGAGATGCTGCTGAAGATCGTGATGATGTCGTCTTTGAAAATGTTCCACGCCGTCACCGCAGCGGACGAAGCGATGACGAACAAACCTATCGGCCCCGTCGTGGCTATGAGTGCAGCGATGACGGCACCGATGGCAGTAACCACCGGGATCAGCGATCCAAGTGCATTCGCGAAGAACCCGACCGCGATCACCGCCGGCCCGATGACGGAGACGAAAACGCCCATGCGGGCGATCAGCTCCTGCATCTCAGGCGACAAGCTTTTGAAGGCCGCGGTGATGCTTTCGACAAACTCAGCGACGCTCTTGATCGCCGGAGCCAGCGCGTTGCCCATGGCGATGCCGAAGGCCTGAAAACTGTTCTGCAGCCGCTGGGTCGCCGCAAAGATCGTGTCATTCTGCTTGTCGAAGGCGACGCCGACCTGATCGGCGCCGAAGCGCATCTCATCCAGCGTCTTGCGGAAGGTTTCGTTCTGCTTGCCGGTCAGCCCGATCAGAGCGTTATAGGCTTCGACCGAACCAAGCAGCTTGATCAGATTGGCGTCGTTACCCTGTAACGTCGCGCGGATCTTTTCGAAGGCGCCGACCAGCCCGCCGCTCTGCTGGACGAGATCCTTGAAGGTCTTGGCGCCCAGCGTTTCGAGCACCTTCTTGCCGATTTCGCTCTCACGCGTCAGCCCGGCAATAGCCGCCCTGATCTGGGTATGCGCCTCAGCCGCCGGCAAGCCGGTCGTGGTGAGCGCGGAAACTGAGGCGAGATATTCGTCGAGCTTGATGCCAGCTTGCGCAACCGTGCCGGCGACAGCGCCGAAGCCGCGCGCCAGTTGGCTGATGGTGACCTTGCCGTAGTTCGTCGTCTTGAACAGCAGGTCGAAGATCTTATCGGCCTCAGCCCCTTCCAGGCCGAAAGCGTTGATCGCCGAAGTGACGATATCGACGGACTCCGCCGTCGTGCCGAGAGCGGCCACGCCAAGGCGAGCGGAGCCTTCCAGCAGCCGCATGGCGTCGTCGGCGCCGATGCCTGCCGAACGAAGATCGAACAGGCCCTGGGTGAGATCGGTCAGCGCAACGGGCGTGCGCCGGCCGATCGCCAGGACCTCATCAGACATCCGGCTGAGGTTTTCGGTATTCGTGTCAATCAGGGTCGCGACGTTGCTCATCCCCTTTTCGAAGGATGAAGCAACGTCGAGGATGCCCTGCGAAACGCTGGCGAAGCGCTGTGCCGCAAAGATCCCGGTGTTGATGAAGACGGATGAGCGGTCGACCTTGGCGCTGATATTGGAGATCGCACCGCCAAGGGTTTTCAGATCCGCCTCAACCTGCTTAGCATCGCGCCGGAATTGCCCAGCGTTCATCGCAAGGTCGATGCGCAGCGCGCCGACTACCGAGTTCGCCATTTGCTGTTGATTCCCTTGGACCGCAGATCCGCGAGGATGCCGTCAGCCTCGGATGAGGTGAGGGTATGCTTCTTGCCGCGATAGACCCGCTCCGGTTTGTTGGCCTCAAACAGCCACCAAAACTCTTGCGGGTGAAGACGCCAGAACTGATCTGGCGTCAGACCGAAGCCACCTTTTTCTTGCGACCGGCAGCAGACTTTGAACGCTTCTTCGACGAAGCTTCCGCGGCCGGTCGCGAGTTTCCCGGGTCGGTATCCTCGCCGGAATGTCCTGCCGGTTCGCCGCCTGCATCATCGGGCGCGCCGGCATCCACCGCCGCGAATTTCAGCTCCAGCTCAGCCCGCTGCGCCGCAGGCAGTGCCAAGGCGAGGATACTGGTGACTGCCTTCAAGACAGCCAATTGCATTTCCGGCTCGGCATAGACCGCGCTGTAGACATCCTCGCCGGTCACCTTGGCGCCGGCATATTTCAGCGCCGCCGCGTAGCCCTGGCATAACCGCGCCATCGGTGCGGTGCCGCGCCGCATGAAAGCCGCGATCTCGTTGAAGGTGATGACATCCTCGATCTGCGTGATCGCGCCCATCACCCTGAATGACTTGATGGTGTATACAAGATCGCCCCACACCAGCTCGATATCGGTGAATGCGCCCATGATCAGGCACCCGGCGTATAAGTGATGGCGCCGTTCGACTGCCAAGTAGCCTCGAAGGTCACTTCGCCATCGTGGTTGCCGGTCTCCGAATAGTCCTGCAGGTAGAAAGTACCGGCGACGGTACCGCCATCGGGGTATTCGAAAGCCGCCGGCTGCATCCGGCTCCCGGTCGCCGAGGCGCCGTTAAACCAGTCCGCGCGCAGCGTATCATTGAGCGCAACGCCGGACGCGGTGATCTCGACGGCATTGACCTGTGCGGCGTCGAGAAGCTGCCGCCAGCCGCTGCTGTCGTCGTTGGTGATGTCGACGGCCTCGCCGGACATGCTGATGCCCTTCGTGCGGATGCCGGCGACAGCGGGCTGCGGGGATTCGGTGCCCCACCTGACAATGATAGTGCGGCCAACATTTGCAGTCATATGATCGATCTCCTAGTTGTCGTACCAAACGATGAAGTCAAGGTTCGTTCTGAAGAGGTATTCAGCGGCGTTGCTACCACCCTCCGGAAAGTCGCGCTCAGCATCGAGCAAGATGTATTGGAACGTCGTGCTGCCCACGGTCCCGAAGAACGCCGAAAGCGAAGCGATCACCGCCCTCGCGACTGTCTTTGCGGAGCTGTAAGTGAGCCCCCAGCAATCGATTTGGATACGGGCCGTGGCCAAACCGGACTCGCCTTGATCTGTGTAGACCGGCGCTCCGGAAATGCGGTTGATGATGATGTCCGGCAGTGCTCCCGCTTGCGGGCGAGCGCCGCAGTAAACGCGCTGCGAGACAAGCGCCGTCACGCTCGCCGTCGCCAGCAGGCGCGCTCTGATTGCCTCTTCCATTGATCAGCCCCTCGCCAGTCGCGCGGTCTTTCGAGCTAGGCGTGCCGCCGCCCTCTCGATCTCTTCCCACATGTCGGCTGCGACGCCTTCCAGCAGATCGTCTTTCGTCTGATCCCAAGCTGGCCGCATGAACGGATGGGCGGTCTGATGGCTCGATCCGAACTCGTTCAGATGCGCTGCCGGATCGGTGCCGGGTCCGACGAAAACCTCGACATCATCGCGATCCACCTTGCGATGTCGCGCCTTCTGGCGACGGGTCAGATTGGTGCTGACGTTGATCGAATGCTGCAGGTGCCCCTCAAACACACGCACGAGCCCCTTCGCCACATCGGCGACAGGCTGCGCCCTTCTCAGCAGCACGCGCTTCATCACGTTCTTCGCGGTCGCGTTTGGCAGCTCGCGCAGAGCGGCCTGAACTTCCTTGAGACCCTCCACCTTGACCGTGATCATGGGCTGGTCTCCACCGCGGCAATGTCAGGCCGCACGACGCAATCTACCTCAAGCCAACGATTGCGCTTGCTCTCGCGGACGCCCGTGATCTGATAAACCAGACCGTTGTAGATCAGCCGGTCGCGCGGATTGAGATCCGCAACGTTGGTGGAATAGCGTATACGGAAGCGTGTCGAAAGCTCGGCGCCGACTTCCTGCGCTCGGAAGCTTTCGGCCGCGCTGACATCCTTCCTGTTCACCCAGACACTCGCTAGCGTGCCCCACGTCTCAACCTCCGACCCGAAGTCGTCGAAGGTGACCGTAGCGCGCTGCAGCGTCACCCGCCGGTTCATGTCGCCGCTGCCGGTCATAAGCCATTCATCTCCTGGCAGAAACCGCTGACCATTTCATCGCGGGTGAACTGACACCATGCCAGCCGAGCGACCCACGTCGAGCGGTCTGGCGTGACAATCTCAGTGATCTGATGACCGGCAACGTCCCATGCCATCGACCCGCAATCCATCGCGATCACAGGACGCCCAAAAAGCGCTGCTTCGACTCCCGTGTTGCTGTTGTAGGTAACGACGACGCCGGCGCCCGCCATCGCCTCATGCAGCCAGCCGTCGATATACTGCGCGCCGACCGGCTTGCGCAGCAGAGGCGCTAACGGATGCGGACGAAAGCGGACATCGGGCCAGCCATAGCGCTTTAGAGCTTCCGCGCTCTGACAATACCAAGCATCGATATTGACGCCGCGAATGCTCGCGTCGCCTGGAACTTGGCCAATCAGAAGTGCATAGCCATCGCGCCACGGCTTCCAGGGCAACATGAGATGGCTAAAGTGCTGCTCAAAGCGCGAGCCGTCCTCATGAGGGCCGCGGAACTCGCCGCGTCCGTTAAGCCCGCCCCCGAAGCTCACGGATGTCCATTCGAAGCGGTCGCCGAGGTAGCCGCGCTCTAGAATGCAGACCTCGCCGCCGGCAGCCTTCTGCCGAGCAATCTCGTCCTGACGGCGGACGCCCCACAAAACAAGCAAGTCGCATGGATCGGCCGTTGTCGAGACCTCGGCATTCCAGCCTCGCCGTCTCAATCCTCCGGCAAATGCTCCGCCCCAGGACTGTTGATGTCCGCTATTACCGCGGGCAACGATGATTGCCCTTTTCACAGATCAATCCGCCAAGCTTCGGAGATGTAATGGCGATTGCCCCTGATCCAGGTCACGCAGCCAGGGAACCAATCACGAAATAGAGCGTCCCACTCTTCGTAGGCCCGGCGGTTGATGTGCAGATTTTCACCGTCGATGTTGAACGATGGCCGATTGTTCGCGGTCAGAATTACATGACGAGAAGCGACGCGCGCCAGCTCACGGCAAGCCCGCTCGTCATCGCCCGGAATAAGGTGCTCGATGACATCAAACATGGTGACGACATCAAAGTGGCGATCCACGAATGGAAGGGCATGAACTTCCGCATATACGACACGCCTCTCATCGATCAGTGCCGGGACGATCTCGGTCCCTTTCACTGGCTTGAAACCAAGCTTCTCCGCCTCATCCAGCATGTCACCCTGACCACACGCAACATCGAGATATGAGCCGCGCGTAGGCAGCGCGGACAGATCATTGACAGCATCGCGGCGACGCTCGCCCTTCATCCGATAGCTTGGATTGCGATAGGCGCGCAGATACTTCGCGTGCTCGGCTTTCCGAGCGTCGTCGAGATCAATCATCAGCGGTAAAACCTATGGAGGCGATAGGGACTGATCAGCGCTTCGCGTGTGGAGAAGTTGCGGCCCTGCGTTAGGTCAGCCGTGCCGCGACTGTCGAAAGCATCAGAGACGGCGAACAAAATCCCGTGGATGATGTCGTCGGGGATCTCGCCAGTGAGCCAGCCAGCCGTGAAGTTGATCACGACGGGCGACGCTGCATCGCAATCGGCAGCCGGCCAAGCCTGCCCAGACAGCGGCAACACATAGCCGCCGCTATTGCCGCGAAGATCCTCCGCAAAGTCCGTCCCGGCCGGTGAGCCCGACGACGGTCCCGTAAGCGTCGTTGCCGAGCCGCCGTTCGTATACACAATGCTTTCAACGCTTTGTGTCTTGCCTCGCGGGAGCCAGATACGTTGATCATGCCCCCGCGGGAAGTCCTTCAGCACCCATGAATGTGAGCGTGCATAGATCGTCCGCCGCATGAAGGTTTCCGCCCAACGAATAGCGGCGAGCGTATACATCTCGATCAGTGCATCGGAATCGATGTCATCGACGGCGAGATGCGTCTTCACAAGCTCAATGCTGATCGGGAGCGGCGATGCATTGAGCGGCGAAATCTCAAGCAATTCGGGCGAGAGCTTCGACAAGGGAGAGCCTTTCAAAACAGGTTAGCGCGCTGCCGGGTGTCGCGTTGATGATCTCGACGCCATAAGGCAGTGACTTCGCGGCACGCTCAAAGCGCTGGATGAACCCAGAGAAGTTGCCGGTATTCCGAAGCGGTGAGGGATGTGTCCCGAAAAAATGCGTCCCGTGCATATCGAATCCGACAAGCACGACACGCCGGCGCCGCGTCATCAGCAGCGCGAGGTTGACCGCCTGAAAGCCGCTATTGCTGCCGTAGTGGATTACGTTGTGTTTCGGCGTGGAATAAGGACCCCATTATCGGGGTGATCGGCGTGCAAACGGGACCCCAATGATGATTGGGTCAGATA